GCGGCCACTTTCAACCAATTGCCTAACCAAATCACTATATTGCATCCCTGATGTCATGTCCTCGAAGTCCCAATCCTTCCATTCATCACCAGGGGTGACATCTCCACTAACGGCGGCGGGGGTAGGTGTGGGCGTGGGCGTAGTTGTGGGCGTGGGCGTAGTTGTGGGCGTGGGCGTAGGCGTGGTGGTAGCGGCTTTATCGTCTGCAACCGTCACACCCTCCCGTTCAAAGAGCATCGTGGCATTAACAGTAGTCTCTGTCTGGTTGGCGTCTTCCACATTGGGGATTCCGAACTCGCTCTGGATGGTGGGGATATTAAGTCCGTCACCGCCCTTCGCAACGTAGCTGCCTTCTGTATCACCTGGTTCTGAAGTTATATCTGCGGCAGATAGACCCATAGATGACTGGAGTGCCACCCATGCGTCCCTAGCCCAACTAGGCGGGGCACCGATACGTCGTATATCGCCTATCTCGCCCTGTTCCGGCTGGAAGATGCCACGCACGATGGCGGAGACCGTGAATATATCGGCGGGGGTACGTGCCCATTCCATAGCAGCGTTGAAGTATTCAAGGCTGGATGGTCTGTCGCGGAAGTTCGCCATTGCGATGGCTTTCCCGGTCTCACCCATCATTAGGAATTGGGTGACTAGCTCGTCCATCGTCGGCATCTCGGCAACTTCCAGGGTACCGTTCGGTTGCTGGATGAACGGGGTCATCGTCTTGGGGTCTATGATGAATGCAGGCGTATAGCGTTCTTCGTAAACATCTAACTCACCCTCCCGTGTCTGTAGGATGTCGTAGCCAGGAAGGTCTATGGCGTCTGGCCCTGTCTCGGGAACTACGCCTGGGGTATAAACCGTAGGAGCGGCGGCGGTCTTCTTGACCGTGGTGATGCCGCCTGTTGCACCCATGACCGCTTTGTAGTCGGTACCTGGGATGTCATATGTGGTTATACCGCTTGCGTCCGTCGTAGCCGCAGTACCCTTGAATACCCTGTCGCCTATCCTTATGAACGGCTCTTTCACGCCTGGGACATTGAATACTTCGGGTTCCCCCATGTCCCACGCGCCTTGCTGGCGGAGTATCTCGATGACCCGCTCAAGTTTCTGTGGGTCAACAACATTGGCGGGGGGATGGACAATACCATCTCTGTCTGTCCACTCCTCAGATTCGATGATGCTGCCCATGTCGTTTCGCATCCAGATGTCAGGCATCGAGGTCGTGTTCGACGCGTACCACGCTTCATGGATGTTCGTTGGCTGTTGGCTTTTGGCTACGGGAGTGCCAGTGACGGCGGAATACATCTGTTGTATGTCAGCCAAACCCCAGGTACCAGCGCGTCCCCCGCCGACTTTTCCGGCAGGAAGCATATAGCTGAACCGATAGTCGTTAGTGGCAGCGTCATATTTAACACTGCGCACGTTCTGGAGGACAGTCTGCCATTGGGAACTGCTATGCCACGTGCCGTCTTTGGCCTGTACTTCCCAAATGCCGCCCTTTGTTTTTCTAAAAGGCACATGTTCAGCCATTCGGTGTCTCCATTAAACGCTCAAACTCGGACATATCTGCAAAACGCTTCTTCCGTACAGGGCTGGGCACGTTGGTCTCGTGAAGGAACCTGGGTGCCTTGGTCGTCTTGGCTTCCTTCTTCAGTCCATCTATGTCATCCATGACCTTCAGTGTGGCCTGGGTGAATACACTCTGTGTATAAGCAGCCATTATCGTGCAAGCTCCTGTCCTATTCTACTAGGTCGTGCGGTATCGGGGGTCAGTGGGTTACGCGGTGGCCTGCCCGCGCCCATGCCTTCCTGTGCAGGCATCCCACCTGGGCCGGGCGTAGCCTGGGCGTCCATCGCAGACATCTGCTGGTTCTTCTGGCGGTCTTCTTCTTTGTCCAGCAAGTCCTGTAAGCCAGCCTCGCGGGCCACTTCCTTAGCCATGAGTTCTTGTACCCGTGGGTCGGAACGTATCAGGTCTTCAAGTAACCGTTTCTGTTCCCCGGTGGAGTCCTCGAGCCTGGCGTCGGATGACCAGTAGGTCTCCTTGGATTTCAGGCCCTGCTGGACTTCCCGCATACCCAGTTCGCGGAACTGTAACTGGAGTACCGGGTCTACAAGCTCGAACGACACAGTACAGGAATAGTCACTTTCAAGCATGTTGTCAGCTATCTTGTGGCCCCTGATGCGCAAATCCAGCTCAAGTACGTCAATCCACTGGAGTATGTGGGAAGCAGAAGTCGTAGCCAGATGCTCTAGTTGTTTGGTCGGACTGACGAATTTACGGCCAGCAGCAGTTGATAGTATGGCCTGCTGACCGACTGTCGAAACGCCCTGCTCCCTTATACCGGCCAGTGCGCGGGAGAACGTGCCTAGTTCTATGTCCCGGTCTAACCATTCTTCTGAAGCGAACATCCACCGTGGCAACTGGGGAATCTCCATCTTCCAGACATCGCTCTTGTTCCCCATCTCAATCACGTCGCCGCGTGAGAGTTGTTCTTCCAATTCCGAGGCGTCCATCACGGTGCCTGTCGGGTTGAAAGTGGCTTCCATGAGCGCGTTATGTCTACCAGCAACGGCCTGTGCCTGGGCTTTCAGGGAGGGCATGACCGGCTCTAATATGCCCACGGCCAGGTAACTAGGGTCACATTCCTCCACGCTGGTCACTTCTTGACCGTAGCCGGAGAAGGCGTGGCTATAAGGTATGAAGCCCCAGGTGTTCTTTTCAACGAACAATAACTCGCTGTCAGCGACCATAGCGTGCCAACACTCAGACCAGAACTCGTCAACCATGACCAGTTCAAAGGGATTATCGCTTATCTTCCACGGGTGTACCTCGCCACGTTTAGCGCGCGACCCGGTCATCCTGGTGCTGGTTATCTCCTCCAGGTCGATAGAACGTCTGTATGCGTGTTTAACTGCCATCCTTGGCTCTTTCTCCATCGGGTCAAGGAGCACGCGGGCCGGGTGGGGCGCGCGGGTTCGGAATGGCATCATGCTCTTTACGGCGTTCTTATGGACACGGACGCGGCGGTCGAATTCCTCTTGGGGTTCGTTACGCCCTTTACGCGGCTTTTCACGGCGTTGGGCCATACACGCACTATCTAGGCCGTCTTCGACCACGGCGTACCCATAGAGCAGGAGGTGTTTACCCGCCTGCTTCCAGGTCATGGTCGGCTCGAATAACGATGCTTCGTCCAGAATGGCCTTCAGGGCAGGCTCTACTTCGTTGGCGCGCCGTTCACTCACCTCGGTCTGGCTGGCCGGGTAGCGGTGTATGATAGGCTCATATGCCAGCTGATGGTCTACAGCGTGGTCAACGATGGAGCGGGAGCGTGCCGGTTTCAGCCACTCGGGGCGGTTCAGGTTGTCCGGCCACAGCTTGAAGGTCTGCTGGTAATAGCTGTCAATCTCCTGCCACTTGATATGGGTCTTAGACCACACATCTTGCAGGTACCGGGTTATCTGACGGATAGATTCAACCGTTGGTTTCTCGTCGTAGGCCAATCTTTACCACCTCGATGTCTTGCGTGCGCGCTCTAGGATACGTTTCCAGCCGCTTTCTTGCGGCCCGTAGCGGTTACGGCCAACAGCCTGGGCGAACCTTCGCAACTGCCACGCTATGCCCACAGCAAGGGGATAATCGTCGTGTGCGCCCTCTTGGGCTTCGATTCTGCCGTTCTTCTTGGGGTTCCTGATGACCGTGTAGAACTGGGATAGCCCCTCTAGGCTGGGGATAATCAGTAACCTGGTGGCTACTGCCTCTATCATCTCACCCCATAACACGTACCGGGAGCGTTCGTCCGTGTGCCAACCCGGTTTGTCTTCGTCCCGATAGTAAAGATGGGGGTATCTCGCCTCTCGGGCCGTGGATATGGTGAGTATACCCCAGTCGTTATCTTCTATCCCCCATACGGGGTTCTGGTACAGCTTCATGAGTTCCATAGAAGCCAGTGCTAATTGGTCAGGGGGGAGTAGGTTCGTCTGGATATCGGCAACGACATAGCCGGTTGTGGTATCCATGATGGCCGTGACGGCGAAGTCGCCCCCGATGCCGTGGGAGGTGTCGGTACCGGCCACGTAACGCTTACCGGGGTGGTAATCTTGCCAGATGTTGGCGGTAGATGGGCCGACCTGTATCGTTCTTATAGGTTTCCGGCAATCTTCGGCCATCATCGCTAAGATGTCGTGGTCGAACGCCGAGATGGTGCGTGGTGGGGAGAGGGCTTCCGCTTCGGTGGCGGGGTATTCCTTCTCGAACAAAGAAACGTCGTGGTATTCTTTCTGCCGGTCTGCGAACCACTGGTTATCTCGCCCAGGACGCACGTTCCAGGGGTAGAACAGCTTGGTGAAGCCGTTATCTGGTGCTTCCCGGTAGACGTTCTTGAACATGGAACGCGAGTTAGCCGCATTGGCAGTAGAAACCAGGATTAGCTGGCCGCCCGTATCATCGACTGTAGGCTTGACTGCTGAATAGTTAGCTTCTAAGTGTTCGTGGAAGTCGGCCTCATCGAGTATGACCAGGGACGCTGTGGTTGACCGGCCTGCTTTATCCGTAGATGGGAGTGCCCTGATTCCCGATTTCATGTCGGGGAACGTCAATTCCTGACGGGAATCGGTACCTAGGGGCGTCTTCAAAGGGTCGGGTAATCGTTCATAGATAAAGCGGCTTTTGGACAGAAGTATCTTGGATTCTTCCTCGCCTTGGGATAAGAGCAACACCAACGCGCCCTCTTTATACAGTGTAGTCCACAAGGCGTAGGCCGCTAAAAGCCACGATGCGCCGGTCTGGCGTGACTTCAGCCATACGATTAGCTTGTCTTGGTTCAAGTGGTCGCATACTTCGACTAGGTGTGCCCACCGTTCAAATGGGATTATCCCCCGTCCTGGGGGTGGTTCCATCACTTGAACGTAGTCTAAGAAGTCGTTGAAGTAGCGTTGGGCAAGGGCATGTGACGCTGCCTCACCTATCTCAAGTGCTAATGCGGCGGTCTTGTCACTCGTTGTCGTCAACGGGCCGTGCCTCCCCATCTATGATGCGTTTGCGTAGGTCAACCAATAGTCGCAATTCATCGTCCGAGAAGTCTGAGATTGTCTTGTGTACTATCTCGCCTTGTATGTCGATGATGGCGGGTGCCTTGCCGAGTACCCGGTCAAATAGGACTTCGATGGCCCGTATCTGGTCTGACGGCTTCGTCCCTTCGATGTCACCTTGCGCCAGGGACACCAGTGTTTGTACCAGGACTTCGGTGTTCTTGGTATAGAACAGTATCTTCTGCGCTAAATCCTTACTTTTGATAGGATTTGCAACAGTTGGTTGGCTAAGATGGTTCAGATGCGGCAATCCTGCCGGTTTTTCCGGTTTGCCCCCATTGGTACGCCATGATGGTTGCCAATGTTCTGTCATGTGGGAAGGATACTACGTGAAAGAGGACTCTTGCAAGGAACACTACTACGTGGTAACCTCGTCCGGCAGTGCGGGAGGCGTTTAATACTCCCGGCCCAACCATATAGGATGGGCGCGTCAGGTAGAATCGGCCCCTTATGAACGAGGGTGGTGGGCCATAATCAGTCCCATGCATGAAAACGCACCGGCTGATTGGGCTAGGGGTACTATCTGAACTGGGATGGGCTAGTGCCGCTTACCAGTTAATCGCAAAATCTGAGATGATGTCACTGGGACAGTTACGTTTAATATGCTATAGTGCTGCCGTGTAG